TTCAAATGTGTCACCTAAATCTATTTCAGTACTTCCATCTGTTACTCTTCTAACATTTCCTGCTTCTGTTTCTTGATAATCTTGTTGTTGGGATTCTGGGTTAGTAGGTTTTCCATTAATAGGATCAGGTATAGCATTGTGGTGTGTGCTACCCCAAATATTAATAGATTGAAAATAATAATATGTTACTTCATTAACATTAGCCTGAACATTACTGTTAGGTAAAGACATAATGTAAATAATCTCATTTTCTAAGGGAATAGCAGATACACTTGGAAAAAGTGGTCTTGCAAAGTTATTAGAATCAAAAGTAACATTAGGGTTTGGATTATTTAATGAATTAAAAAATATACAACCAATAGAACTCCACTCACCAAATTTTTTAAAAGCTTCAGCTGTTTCAGGATTAATATCGTCTAATATAGCTTTCATTACTCTTGCTGCAGTAATAGTTGCTACGTTATTTTCAACTCCTTTAGTGGGATTTAATGAACCTAATCCTGTTACTTGCTTCATTATTCCTCTTTCTTAATTTGTATTTTTTCCATTTCGGCTAATAATGCATCTTTTTCATCTTCAGTTATTCCTAAACCACCATCTTCACTAGAGCTATTAACTGCTCTTTGAATAATAGTAGCCATTTTAATTAAAGCATCATCGTTTTTTACGCCGATTTCCATATACTCTTTTATTAGTGGTACTATAAGGGTTGCATCACCTATTTCTTGTACTAAAGGTTTTAACTCAGATATTAAAGCTGTTACTTGTTCCGATTTTTTCTTTTGGTTATTATAAATTTCTTCTAATATATCAGAAAATTTTTTCTCCCCAAAAATAATTGAATCTAGTTGGCTCATAAGTTTTATTATAAATATAACTAACCTATACTTTTGAGCCTGGGAAGTATCCGTGTTCTAAATAAAACATATATTTTTCCTTAAATATTTTATGTAAAACATTTGATATTTTTGTTATTTTCGGTGTTTTAACATCAATCATTTCCCTAATATAGATATAAAGTGCTTTCTTATTAAATACATCTATTTGGTCTCTTTTTCTAAACAATTCGAGTATAGCATCTGCTATCTGAGCATCATTACCTTTGGGAAATATTTCATATATTTTATTAGTGCAATATTCAACATACTGATCTATAAAAATATATAATTTGTCTTCATGTTTGTATCCTTTATTTGATAATTCATCACCTTCAAATACTTTTTCAGTAACTCTTTCCATAGAATCCTCCATCTTTTGGGATGCAATAAAACCAGGTTCTGCTGAGTCCAAATTTGAATAGTTAGCCAAATCATTAATTTGAATATTCTTTATTTTTTTCCCATAGTTTTTAGTATTATATACTATCAACCACCTTTTTACAATTGTACCAAAATATGAATAAGCTTTAGCCCCATTAGTAGGGTCAAATTTGTGGATTTTAGATAATAGAAATGTTATTAACTCATGTTGTAAATCTTCTAAATTTTCAACTTCTGTATAATAAAATTTAAATGTATGAATTATATTTTGAGTAAGCTTATAAAAGGGATAATGTATGTGTTCTTGGTATGTATTACTTCTCTCATCAGCATCTTCAATAGCATCTAAACTATTATATTTTACTATGGCTGCTTCTGTTTCTTTAGTAAAGTATACTCTTCCTTTTCTTTCTCTTTTATTCCTCTCAATTATGTAATCCATTTATTCTTAGATTTTTTTAATATTAAAATCATTAAGAACTTCTTGAATTTGTTTAATTGTTTGGAAAAAATGCCCTACTTCATCATCACCTTCAAATGAACCCTTAATGTCTGTTTTTTTAATTTTGTCATCCGAAACCTCAATTACTCTAGATATATTATCTAAATATTTAAGATATCCTAAAAGAATATCTTCTTGTCTTTCATTTTTACGTAGTAGATTAATAGTCGTAAATCCTAAGACCACGACTATTACTGCTAGTATTATTATTGTTGTTATCATAGTTTGTCAAATAAATTTTTAAGTCCTTCACTTTTAATTGTACCTAATGCTTTAGACTTAGTAGTTGTTTTCTTATTTGACTTCAATGTATAATTATTCTTTGGCTTATCCAATCCATTTTTTAATGAAGGAAGCCATTCTTTTTCAAATTCAATTCTTGCCGCCATCATATCTGCATGGTGTACTATATAAATTAAAGATGTTCTTGGTTTTGTTTCAACCATATAACTTTTAAAATATGACTCATTTGCTGGATCATATAAACCATCATGTAACTTAATTGCTAAGTGTTCATTATATGTTAATTTAATACCTGCTTGTGATAGTAAAAATAATGATCTATCTGGAACTGACATATAAGCAATTTTCTTATTAAATTGATACATTTCACCCATATTTTTCTTTCTCCATTCATCTTTAGAGGGTATATGAGAATATTCAACACCATCTCCCATTTTACCTAAATCATGATTGATAGCAGCAAATACTAATTCTTCTATAGTATATGTAGTAGTATCGGCTCCCATTTTTTCCCACACATTATGTAGTTGAATAGCGCATTCAATTACACGATTAACGTGATCAATGTATCCACCTGGGAACGCGTTATGATACGCTGTCTTATGCGAAGCCGGCATAAGTACTAATTCGTCCTGATGTTGATTATAAAAATCTAATAATTGGTCCTTTCTATCTCCATTAATGTACTTATTAATGTAACCTTGGAATGTTTCCCAATTTGATGATATTTTTTCTGCTGATATGCTCATAACTTTTATTATTTATTTTATCCGTTTCTTAATCCTGAGTGTTCTCTTTCTAAAGCCGTTTCTAAATCTCTAAGAACGTTTTCTGTTTCTTCTACTTTTTTTAAAAATTCCTCAACAGGTTGTTGAGATTTGACTATTAGTTTTAAATTAGTTAAATTGCCTTGTATTCTGCCTGTAAGACGAACAATTGTTTCTGGGTTGCGTAATGCCATGTTTATATTATTTATGTTAATGTTGGGTACCTTTGTACCCCTTATCCTTATATCCTTTATTTCTCCATCTCTCTATCCCAATTCCCTCAAATCCGGTACATTGAAGATACCAAAAAGATCTGTGGTATCCACGTTATTTTGAAAATGTTTTTAGTTTTTGTTTTATCTTAAGAAGAAATGCACATCTTTCATATAATTCATCCTTTTGAAAGAATTCAATTCCCATATCAAGAGCCGTGTGCAATTCATCGTCAGAATAATGTTTAAGTGCGTCAATATAACCGTTATCCTTAATGTCTACGTTAGATATGTAACTCCAAGCTCTATTAAATACAACGTACTCCCCAGCTTCTTTAATATCATTGATATCAAATTCTTGATTAGATTCTTTAAAAAACTTAAGAACCTTTGTATTAAAGTTTATATGATTTAAAATTAATTTTTTATACATACCCACATGAAATATAGGCTTTGCACGAAATTCCTCTAAAGAAGCCTCATCATTCTTACCATCAAGATCCTCTCCGGGTATAAACATTCCAAATATATTGCTCATATCAATCATCTTATTATACATATTCTTAATTTTCATCTTTTCATTATTTATGGATTGGGTAATATAATTACAAAAAAATACCCATCCAAGCGATTTTAATCGACTTAGACGGGTAAATATAAAGTGTGGAGAATATCGGAGTCGAACCGATGACCTCCTGCGTGCAAGGCAGGCGCTCTAGCCAGCTGAGCTAATCCCCCAATAGTTTTATGGTCTTTCTAACTGTTCTCCATAATATTGTACTTCGGATTGAACCATTTCATTATATAGTCTTTCCTTATCTTCATTTGTTAAACTATCCCACCATGCATCATGGTTAGCTTGTGCTTCCTTTTGGGTAATTTGATTTTCACTCATATATTTATTTTTTATTGTTATTAATTTCTACTGGTATATCTAATATATTTCCATCTTGATCTTTTACTTCAAACTGTAATACTTCTTCTTCTTTTTGTTGTTTCATTTCTTTTTTCATAAAAGTACTATAATCTTCTTTTTGATTTCCTAATGCTACATATAAAGCATAAGCAAATCCATTAGGGTATTGTTTTTTACATTCTTCTCTACCTAATATTTTATATAATTTTTGTAACTGTTTAACTGTTTTTCTACGATCCTGGTAGGCCTCAAACGTTTCATTATCTTGACGCGTGTTGCTTAAAGAAATACCTGCCCATAAATCCACCTGACCATCTTTTTTCATTTTTTCAAGATTTTCTGCTTTCTTTTTGTCTATATACTCTTGCGTTTTAGGATCATCTTTCCTAAATGTTAACGCTTCATCACCAAACGTAACTAATGTATCATGGTTTAATTTATACTCTTCTTCAACTTTTTTCATTATTTAAATTTTATTATAATTATACTTCTCTTTTATCTCCATGTACTACTTTAACTGTTGGAAATCTTAATGATATACCACCTTTATCATTGTGAGTTTCCTCAAAATATTGTACGGTTATTGTTTTACCTACAATTGACCCATCCATATA